CATCGGTGACGCCTTCCCCAATTTTTACCCCAACTTTATTGGCTTTGGTCCATGCTTGTTTTTCTAATCCATCAGTCCAATCATCCAATGGTCCAGAAGATCCATAGCTATTTATAATATTTAGTGATTTTTTGGTCTCTCCTGTTTTTTGTGCTTGACCTCTGCCAGAATATTCAGTGACTTCGCCTTCGTCCTCGCCAAAAATTGCGTCTTTTACACCCTTGTATAGCTCTTTCCCGACGAGTCTGGCGAGGTCAAGCAGAGCCGCTTTCAGCCCAGATAAAAATCCATCTGGATTTTCAAAGATTCCAACGATATAGGGGATTACTTTATCTGTAATAAATGGTAATAATGTATCTCGGATCCACTCCATAAGGCCACGGAATTTAACCTCTAATTTTTCCGCAATAGATAGTAAATTCGAAAACATATCTTTCGTCGTTCCGCTATTTACATCAAATAAAATAAATACGTCATCGACAAGATTTTTAATGAGATTTTGAAATCTCATTGCGTTCTCGTTTAAATTTCCGTTTTGGTCTGTACCGCTAATTTGCTCGTTTAAGTCACCGAGGAATTTTTTAAATTTGCCAATGCCAGAATTCTCGTCAATATTAATCCCTGCAATAATATCCATGACGGACGACTTGAGAGTACTCAGTTGTCCCTCTATGGTTTTAATACCCATGTCCTTTGAGTAATGGCCAACTCCCAAACCTTTATTTAATTTCACATTAACAGCATCGATAAATGCGCCACCTGCAACCAAATCGCTCACTTTTTTTTGCGTAAGTGCTGCAAGTACTTCTTGTTTTCGATCAGACGCTGACTTTGATGTCGAAATCCCTAGGCTATCTGCGATATTAGTATATATTTCTGATCCGGCTCCAGACTCTGCCAACGATCTAACAGTGGCCTGAGATGCAACACCAGTTAGCCGCATTTTAACGAGTGCATTTTGTGCGCGCAGACCTTTCCCTGTCGCCGAATCAACATCAGAGATGGCCAGGAACACATTGGTCAACTCTTTTGCTTTATAGCCACCTGATGCAAGTGCCTTAAACCTATCGACAACCTGGTCTGTTTCGAATTTTGTGTCTTTGGCGATGCGAAGTGCAGATTTAAAGACGTCTGCGGCGACATCTTTGTTTTCGTACATCGCTTCGAATGTAGCGAGGGACGACTCGCGCATACTGGCCGCATCTAACGCCATCGATGCAAATGAGACTGCTCCTTTGATTGCACCAGTTACCAACCCAGTTACCGCGGATGTGATGGACGATAAAACTCCAGATAATCCAGAGAAAGCTGACATAAAATCTGGCAATCTCCATCTACCAAATGCATCCTCTAGTTTTTTGCTTTGCGCCTCGATAGCATCGAGTTTTTTTGCAAGGGTATCTAATTGATTGCCTAGCTCAAATAGAGGTGATTTATTGACATTGAAATCGAAATTGAATTTAAATCCATCCATTAAATCCCCCTCTGTGAGACCAATTTGATGAGGTGTTGCAGGAGCTTAATTTGCGCTTGCTGATGGTACGCGTATAGGCACGCTCCAGCCTCTGCCTCCACTGTATTTTCCCCGCGGAAAAAATCTAGGTATAACGCACCTGTTTTGCGCACGGATTCCCGCGCAGCCCAAAACAGGGTATCTATTTTTTTTCGTCGCTCTCCAATTTGGTTGACGCGTCATTCATCAGTGCTTGACCAACAACAAGAGAGAGCGCTGGATATTTCTGCGATAATTGCTCGTAAGCATCCCGATAGGGTTGCAATACATGACTATCTGCTAATCCACTCATGTGTTTATATGGGATTTGCTTTGTGTGCATAAGCTCACGCTGCCAAAATTTAACCTCATTTCGAGATAATTTTTTGACGACGAGGTCCTGCCCATCAATTGTATATCCAACAATCCGCCCATGTTGAGCTTTTAACTCGTCTGTGATTAATGAGGGTTTGCGCTCAACTGGTAGTCCAATTCCAGCGATTTCTTCGAAAGCGTTACCCAAATCTATAGATAATAGGGGATATTCTTCGAGGAGCTCTAGCATCTCCTCTTGAGCTGGATATGTGATAGCATCCAAAACGTCTTTGTCCCAATCATCTTTGCTATCCGATTTGCTACTTCGAGCGATTTCTCTTTTTTCGACATAAGAGAGGATAGACTTTTTGGTGGGGGTCTCTATTGTGATTTTTTGACCATTTTCTAATGTGAAATGTTTAAGCATAATCTATCCTTACTCGATTGTGATGAGGTCATACATACAAATGCCATTGCGCCAAACTTGTTTTACAAATAGGGTATATTTGACGACCAGCCCGCTACCAGTGCCGTCCTTTGAGTACGAATCTGCAACTCCAGTGATCCGACAACCCACGAGTTTGTCCTCTGTAACAGGTGAGCCGAAAGAGCCGTATACAATAGGGATGTCAAATCTCACTCTTGTATATCCTGGTCCTAATATTGCATGGAGCTGGTTAGATCCCTCTTTCAACAGCGAGAATGATGCTGTGCATGCATATTTGCCACGAGTAGAGCCGTAATCAGAGCCGTTAGCTCCACTCACGCCGCCAGCAGACGTTTTGTCATCGTAGCTAATGTCCTGCAGGAAAAATTTCAAACTATTACCTAGGATCCCTGCGGTAATATCAGTGTAATCATACGCTTGGTCGTTTACCAAAAAACTCATAATATCTCCTTACTTAGATGCTTTGACTAGCAACCGTAGAATAAATCTCAATCATGCGGGCAAATGGTTTCGGTACCCACCTCAATTTCCCAATTAATTTCTCCGTGTTCACAAACGAATAATTTGTCAGTATCTCAAGAGGTTGGTACGGTTTGTTGGTAATTGGATTAATTGGATATGGGGATGCAGATGGTCTCTGATCAGATTTGAGCGAGAACAAAAAATCCCTTAGTTTCGGGTTAATATCGTTTTCGATAATTCTTGCTTGCGCAAATGTGATTGCTCCAGGGACTACTCCGTTTTGTTCATCTCCCGCAATACTGATTTCCAGGTCGTCGTTAATATATTTTTGCAATAGTTTTTTTGCGAGCTTATCTAGCTGCATTGTAACTGCAACCCATGGCAATTTTGAGTAATCTGCGTCATTAGGGTCTGACATTGTCCATGATTTCTCGATGTAAAATTGTTTCGAGTTACCTGGATAGGTCCTTGCTGTGATAAACCTAGCTGAGTCTAGTCCTGGTTTGGCAAACTCGTCATGAGTTAGGTACTCGACTCGTGAGAGCGCTCCTGACGCAAACCTACCAAGCTCTTGATGGAGAGGTGCTTTCCCTCTGCGAGCAGCCACTGAATATGCAAGTGGCCGTTTGTACTTACAATTGGTATACGCTGAGTTATGTCCAATATCTCCAGCGGAAACTGAAACAAGACCCTTAGATGAGAAATAGCCCAAAAACTCTAGTTTGAGCGCGTCCATCCACTGGTCCTCTGTCTCTCCAGGAACTCCCTCCGCAATATCACGGACGTTAAATATTCCTGTAATCCATCGGTTTTGTTTAATACCTTGTAATTTGCTATCGATTTGTACCGCGACTGTCTCGGTAATTTTGACAGGGCTTGTTAATACCCCAAAATCTCTTGTGTAATCTGCAAGAGCTACATCAATTGCAGCAAGCAAATCGGTAGTACCAATAATTGGAGCGGTTGCGGTAAACACAAACTCGTCTCCAGCGGCAAGGTCCCCAGTAAATACAACTCTTAATCCAGTATCTAAGCCAGATTCTTTGAGTAGCACAATCCCAGTAGCTGGGATTGCTAACTCGGTAGAGTAGCGACTGCCGTTGTCGAAACTCCACTGGAACGATGGAGTAGGGACTCCTCCTACGGTACCAGATTTTTTGATCAAACAACGGACTGTAGTTGCATCCACAGGGTTACCGGTCACTGTCATTGTACCAGTAGAGCCAAATGGGAGGACTGTAACGCTCTTGGCTCCGAGTAATTTCGTTCCTGTCCCAACGCTAGCTACAGTACAATATGAGGTCCCAAATGCGCCCAAAATACCAGCAGCAGCAACGCTTGCAGTTGTGGTAGGCTCGCCAATTGCATTTGTGGCTAGTGTGATTGTAATTACGTTGGTAGCGTAACTAACCCCAAACACAGTATTATTACCAGAGAGTAATACCCTAATTGATTGCACAGGGATAGTTGCAGTGACAGATAGCGCTCCATCGTCTAGTGCGGTTAATGCGAGTGGTCCAGCAAGGCCAGCTCCCGTTCCTTGAGCGGCTGCGCTCATCAGTGCGGCTGCGGCTACGCTACCATTAAGAGCAGCAGCAAGCCCTGTGCCAGTCTCTGTAATATTGGTCCCATCGTGTTTGAGTGTGACTGTGATTGCAGGTCCTACCACGTTAACAAGAGTCGTAGCCGTGAGCGCTCCTGGATTAATAACGGTGAGTGTCACAAGGAGCTGTTTGGCAGTCACCAGCACATCTCCATTTGTTGCACCAGGGATAATGACAGAGCCAAATAATGTGACTGGAGTTCCAACCGAATTGACCGCATAATTTTTAGTTACTGCGCTAGGTGTGCCCTCAGTTGTCGTGTTAGCCCGGGTGAAATAGACTGGATACCCAGATTCTTGCGCAATTTCTGCAACGTGCTCGATCCCGCTGCCGTTCCCAAATGTAGCTAAGTCTGCTTTGCTCGAGATTGTAGATGACTGGTTAATTGGACCAGTGCTAGAGTATCCAACTACGTGGATAATTTTCCCAACACTCTCTGTATTTTGACTGGATTGGCTCTCTGTTTGTATGATTTTTACTTCGTTTAATGCCATAAGTCCTCTTTTTAATTTATAATTTCTTCTGTTATTTCAGTGCTTGTAACTGTGCCGTAATCTCCTAGGTCCAAAATTGGTACAAAAACTGTAAGATTGAGACGATAGCCCCAGTTATTTTCGGATATCTCAGACTCCTCCATCCACTCCCCATCAAACGCTGCATAATTAGCCTGCGTGACAAACGTCCTCCTTAGAGCGATTTGGTAGATTTCGATCAAATCCTCTAGCTCTTCCTCCGTTTTTTGATAGAGCCTGACCTCACAACCACATCGTCGTTGCAATAACGAGTTTTCGACTCTCTTTCGATTTGGTTGGTTGATGCCTATTTTTTGGTCATTCCTAATTTTTGCTTTATGCTGATAGATTGGAGGTGCAAATGTATCTTTATGTGGATACCAGTGGACATAGGGTGCAGAGGTAGGCATTGGCATAGAGCGTCTGCCAAATCGATGCGGGATACTAACAAGTAGAGGATGAGATTTGACCGCGTTAAATGCTGTCTTAAGTCCGCTTGCCATACAGCCTCCGTAATAGCGCATTGTGTAACGATTTACTGACTGCTCGATTCCAGCTCTCAGACTGAGTTCCATCTGGGAATGGATTGCGTTGTGCCATTTTTCGTGTGCCTGTCTGGTGGTATTTGAGGTAGCCCTTATCTGTGCTGGCTACAATTTTGTTGTTTGCAACCTGATATGACAGCGAATCTCTGATACCAATGATTGGCTTTCGACCGCTTTTATCTGCAAGGGGATCAAATGGATTCCCTTCTGGTGATTTTGACGAATTAAACGATTGATTTGTAAGATTTTTAATCGTCTCAGCTACCGGTTTTAAGATAGCAGACTGCTCACGAGCAATGGATCTGATGCCAGCAGCGAGTTGGGTTACGATTTGTGCATTTTTGCCCATCAAAACCTCCAATCTGTTGCATATTTTTGCCTGGGGATAATGGTCATTGGGAATACATATGGAGCCTCTGATTCCGTGATCTCTGGTTGGATCTCCCCCTTGGCAATCATCATGAGCCGCTCCATCGCCTCTTTTGGCTCATAAACCATTAAATCTTGGCCTTTTGCTAGGCCTCTCCGTTTCAGGAGAGACCATTTTGCAAGCTCGCAGACAATTAGTTTTAAGTCCTCGGCCCACTGTATGGGTGGCACTTTGTACGTGTCTCTCAGATACATATCTACTGTCCGACAGGCAGCTAGTAGATGTTGAGTTACAATAGATGACGCCTGTGTGGTAAATGTCCACCTATCTCCAGCCACAAAACTAGGAGCAGCAACTCCGTTTTGTAACTGGAGTGTAAATCCTCCACGTAAGTAGGAGATAAGGCCGTTATTTTCGGCTGTGTATGCAGCCGAAAATGTGAGCCCTCCGTCTAGAGAGATTGCAAATTGTGGCAACGCTCCAGGATTGACGATGCCATCAACGTTTAGCTCTCCGCCAGCAATACAATCTACAAACACAGTGAATGCATCCCTTGGATTAGATTTGTAGTACAAAGTAATTGACCCAGTGCCAGCTCCCGTTTTCACAATCGGGCTCCAATTCCCTGGCTCTAGGCCAGGGTCCTGGAATAGCGTCTCTGGATTAAGTACCAAATCCCATAAATCTGACGGAGTCGCGTACACTGTAGGCATCGTTACACCCTGATTGTGTGCAGATAGGCTGCGGAGATGGTTGCG